TATTCCTAATTTTCCGTCTTCCGAAAGCCTTGTTAGTGTAAATACTTCTGTTGGAGACAATGACGGAGACAGCGTAGTTCGGACTGTCACTAATCCTAATGTGGATTCGGTGCTTGTTACTATTGCCATCCCTCAGCTTTTTGTAGTCATTAATGGTCTTAAAAAGGCAGAAATCACATATCAGATTGATTACCAACCCTTCGGCGGCGCATATATTGCCGCAGTTGTTAAAAAGATCCTAGGCAAATGCACCTCAACTTATGAGCGCTCACATCGAATCACGCTTACAGGCAGCGCCCCATGGAACATAAGGCTGACAAGAGTCTCAGGCCGTCACGATGGCGTTGATGAATATCGGCAGTTAGTTTTTCGATCAATTAGCGAAACGATAGACAGCAAGCTTAGGTATCCCCTTTCTGCTTTGGTTGGTTTGCGATTTGATGCAACGCAATTCAGCGATGTGCCAACTCGTTCTTATGACATCAAAGGTGTCAAAGTACAAATCCCAAACAACGCGACCGTCAACGTCAACACTGGCGCTTTAACCTATTCAGGTGTGTGGAATGGCGGGTTCGTAACGGCTTGGACTAGCGACCCTGCTTGGATTATGCGGGACTTGATTGTCTCTGATCGCTATGGGTTAGGGCGTTTCATTGATTCCTCGCAAGTTGATAAGTGGTCCCTTTATGAGATTTCAAAATACTGTAATGAGATGGTTTTTGATGGTGAAGGCGGCCTTGAGCCCCGTTTCACCTGTAACGTCTACATGCAGTCCAGAGATGAGGCGTTCAACGTCATTCAGGACTTTGCTTCGGTTTTCCGTGGCATGGCTTACTGGTCAGCGGGGCAGATTGCGTTTTCTCAGGACAGCCCCAGCGATCCTGCAGCGTTGTTCACCAATGCCAATGTCATCAACGGCGATTTCACTTATGAAGGCAGCTCCCTGAAGTCACGGCACACAGTTGCGTTGGTGACGTGGAACGATCCAGAGCAAGCCTATGAGCAACAGATTGAATATGTGCAGGATCAGCAAGCCGTCATTGATTACGGCATCCTTGAGACGCGCATTGCGGCGTTTGGCTGCACAAGCAGGGGACAGGCGCACAGAATCGGCAAATGGCTGCTGTATCAAGAGCAAAACGAATCAGAGACAGTCACCTTCAAAGTTGGCCTAGATGGTGCGATTGTTCGCCCTGGCCACATCATCAAGGTGATGGACAGGATGAAGGCAGGCGCTCGCAAAGCTGGCCGTGTTTCCAGCGTTAGCGGCACTGACATCACGATTGACCAAGCAATCACAGTTGCCGTAGGTGACACGATGAGCGTCGTTTTGCCTAATGGCAGCGTTGAGCAACAAACAATTAACGCAGCTAGCACAGGCACAACAATTTCAGTCAGCACCGCGTTTAGTCAAACACCAGCAGCGCAAACGGTATTTCTGATTGAAACCAGCATCCTAGAAAGCCAGCTGTTTAGAGTTGTTTCTATTACGGAAGAGGATGAGGTTTATACGATTGTTGGGCTTGCACACAACACGTCAAAATATAACCACGTTGAGCAAGATTTAGAACTACAGCCTAGGTCTATTTCTATTCTAAATAGAAACCCAGACTCACCGACTGGCTTAGATATTGATGAGCAGCTAGTCGAACGCGGCAATAGCGTTATAAATGAAATTGATGTTTCATGGAAAAACGTCAATATCGCATCATCTTATCAAGTTAGTTACAAAACAGAAGATAACAACACATATGAAGTTTTAGGCACGACGCCTTACAATTCGCTAACTTTTCATACTCATGACACTGGGCTTTTTACTTTCCGAGTTGTTGCGATCAGTGCGATTGGTAAGCGCTCAGTTCCGACTACACTGCAAAGAACAATCGTCGGGAAAACCAGTAATCCTGGCAATGTTCAAAACTTGCGCTTTGTGGCGACTAGCGCGAATCAGGGCCTTTTGAGTTGGGATGAAACAGTTGATCTTGACGTAAGAATTGGCGGCAAAGTTTACATTCGGCACTCAAACCGAACTGATGGCAGTGGCACATTTAGCAATAGTGTGGATCTAATTGGACCAGTTGCAGGCAACTCCACTAGCGCAGTAATTCCTTTGGTTGAGGGTGAGATTATTGCGGTTTTTGCTGATGATGGCGGGCGCCTAAGCACGGCTGAGACATCGGTGATCATTGATTTGCCTGACACCTTGGGGATCAAAACTGTTCAATCAAGGCGAGAGGATGCAGACCCATTTACTGGGGCAAAAACCGATGTTTTCTATTCAACTGATTTCGATGCTTTGACTTTATCTGGTGATGACCGATGGGATGACATTACCGAAAACATTGACGATTTAGAGCGGAATGTCGATTTCTTGGGCAACATCAATTCAAGCGGAACCTACGAATTTGCTAGCACTCTTGATTTTGGCGCGGTCATTAGCGTTGGCTTGACAAGGCACTTTGTGACAAGGGGCTTTCTGCCAAACGACCTTATAGACGATCACACCGCAAGTATTGACACATGGGACGATATTGATGGCGCTGCTGTAAACAGTGTTAATGCAACCTTGCAGGTTAGATCAACTAATGACGACCCAAGCGGGAGCCCGACCTACAGCGATTACCAGGAGTTTGCTAGTGGCAACTTTAGGGGCAGGGCTTTCCAATTCAGAACGCAGCTAACAAGTGACGACCCAGTAGAAAACATTTTGGTTGATGAGTTGGGCTATGTGGCGACCTTGGACCGCCGCACTGAGAACAGCGAAACCGCAATTAGTAGCGGCGCAGGAGCTAAGGCCATTGCGTTCACAAACGCATTTTTCACAGGCACTGCAGTTCTAGGCGGCGTTGATAGCCTGCTGCCAAGCGTTGGCATCACAGCGCAAAACATGCAAAGCGGGGACTACTTTGAGCTAAGCAGCGTGAGCGGCACAGGCTTCACGGTTCATTTCAAAAATTCCAGTGATGCGAGCATCAGCAGGGATTTCCGCTGGACAGCCGTTGGATTTGGCAGGCTAGGTTAGCCAATGCCATAATGCAGCTATTGAAAGAGCTTAGGCAAACTCAGAATGGCTCAACATGACTACGACATAGCCAATCAGGCGGGCGCGGCTTTTCGTTCTGACATAAATAGCGTGCTGGACGCGATTGTTAGCAATAACTCAGGAGCGACAGAACCCGCAACGACATTTGCCTTTCAGTGGTGGGCCGATACGACTGCAAACCAGCTGAAGATTAGAAACGCTGCCAATGACGGGTGGATAATTCTGCGAGAGCTAGACGGCACCTTGCTGGTGGAAGATGGAGCAGTTGCAACGCCTGGGATAGCTTTTGCTGATGATGTAAATACAGGGATCTACAGCAGCGCAGCGGACACCTTAAACGTCTCTGCTGGTGGGGTTGAACGAGCCGAGTTTGGCACTAGCGCGATTGTCTTCAATGAAGACGGCGCAGCAATGGATTTCCGCGTTGAGGGCGACACTAACGCAAATCTATTGTTTGTTGATGGTTCTGCTGATGCAATTGGTGTTGGCACTAGCGCCCCTGGCACTCTTATCGAAATTGAGGGTTCAGCACCGTATGTCACGATTAAAAACAACACCGAGGAAGACACAGACGGTGGCCGTGAGTGCAAACTAATTTTTGAGGGTGAACAATCTGGCGGGGAGCTTTCAAGGCTTGGCGAGGTTGAATTTAACCATGACGGCACGGGAGACGATGAAGCTGCAAACTTTGTTGTTCGTGTCAACGATGGCAATGATGGAACTACACCAACTAGCCGCTTTGTTATTGATTCAACAGGTCTAATTTCGACAACTAATTACAGCCTGCCATTGGCTGATGGGTCAGCAGATCAAGCGATTGTTACTAATGGCTCAGGCGTTTTAAGTTTTGCAGATCGCAGCCGTTTTGAGCGGTCAACTGCAATCACAGTTTCAGGCACGTCAGCTACATTTTCTAGTATTCCAAGCTGGGCTAGAAAAATTACTTTTGCCTTTGTTGGCATTAGTTTGAATAGTGCTGCTCATTATTTAATTCGCATTGGTGATAGCGGAGGCATGGAAACTACGGGTTATCAAAGCACCAGCAATTTTTTGACTGGGGGCGTTACATCATCTTCTATTAGTAGCAGCTTCGGAATATCTCTTTATTCGGGAGCCGCGCATAATAGCTTAAGCGGTCAAGTTGTACTTTCTAATTACAGTGGAAATGCCTGGGCCTTCACAGGTTTGTTTGATTACAGCAACACTACTGGCACCACTGGGATGACAGCTGGATACAAAGGTTTGACTGGGACTCTCGATCGTCTGCAGTTGCTTGCAGATGACGGCACTAGTACGTTTGACTCAGGCACAATCAACATACTTATCGAGGGCTAATCATGCACCGCGTTGAACTTAACTGCGCCACTGGCGAAGTCAGCACCATTGAGCTTACGGCTGATGAAATCGCTGAACTGGAAAACATGCCGCAAACAATAGAAGAGCCAACACCGCTGACAGCTGCTGAAAAGCTTGAGAAGCTTGGGCTCAGTATTTCTGACTTGCGCGAGCTGCTTGGAATTGATTGATGGCAGTTCGTAGCAAAGCGGGCATCTCTGGGCGTCTGTTCAAAGGAGGCCCGCCTAAATTGACGCGCCAAGGCAATGGCAAACGAAGCAAACCAAGGCACAACAAAAAGTTGCGTCGCGGGCAGGGTCGTTGAACTAATTGGCACATCGCACAAAGCCGCGACTGTGAAGCGTCGTTACGTTTTCGGCGGTTTTCTTTTTATCTAATGAAAGGCCATTTTCTCCTAGGCGCTGCTTGCGTCATGGCAGCCGCACCTGTGATGGCTGGACCATACGCCAATGTAGAAACCAATTCTGGTTTCGGAGGCAGCGATTATTCAGGCACTTTGCTTGAGACGCATTTTGGCGGCGACATTGAACTGAGCGAAACTGCCGCTGCTTATGTTCAGGCAGGGCCTGCTTTTCTGATGCCTGATGATGGCGACAGCGACACCGAGTTTTCTGGTAAAGCTGGCCTGAATGTTGCCGTGACCGACGAGCTTGGCGCCTATGGCGAATATGCCTTCATGACTGGCGATGAGGATCTGGCCTCTAATGTCAAGCTTGGCCTGAAATACTCTTTCTGACTAGACTGAGTACGTTCTCACACAGGAACAAAAGCAGCACGCCCCGGCCTGAGAAACCGGGGTTTTTTATTAGCCATGCAAAAGATCATCAACGCACTTGCCATTGTTTCTTTCGGCCTTTCTGCTGGCATGTCGGGCCTTGCAATCTTTGTGGCGTTGAACGCACCTAAGATGAAAGATGAGGCTATTCAGCGCATCAGGGCAGAAGTTGTGCTTCTAGTGCTTGACGCCACATCAAAGCAGATGCAAGGCATGATGCCGACTGAAACTGGCCCTGCTTTGCCGTTCAGTGCCCAATAAGATTCCGCAAATACAGATTCGGGAGATACCGACACCAAAGCCGCCTGTCATTCGGCCTGTGCAGTTTCCACGGCCTGTAATGAATATGCCTGGCTGTGTTGCGGTGCATCCTGATGCTGGGCTCAACCCATCGCTTCTCAAAGACGACCCCAAGCGAGTAGGGATTGCTTGCCCTGATGGTCAGATACCGTCCTACAACCCGATGGACTACAGGCCCAGCGAGCTGACAATTTTGGAGCCGCAAGGGGGGCAGCGGCAAAGTGAATCTGAACAGCCGCCTAGGCCCACTGCAGAGCTGCCAACAATCCCAAAAATTCAGATTGAAGAAGAGAAAAAATCAGAGCCTAAGCGGTCTATTGCTGAGCAGATCGTTGATGGCTTGCCTGAGATACCTGCAGTTGTCACAACAACATCAATTGCACTTCTAGCTACGACTTCCGCGCTGCTGGCAAAGCCGCTAGCTGACCTGCTGCTAAAGCTCATCAAACCAACAATCAAGAAGATTGTGAACAAGATCAAGGCGTTGCTAGGGCGTAAGCCTCGCCGTCTTTCTGTTCGTGAACGATGTCTGGCGCAAAGAGATAGGAATCGAGCGGTAATGGCTCTTCGTCGGGCTCTGGGGCGTTGACCTCGTGTTTATGTGGCAGCACCTGGCCAGGTTTGGGGATGACCATGACATCGGCACAGATTTGCGCCGCTTGGCTGCCTGGGCGGAAGATAACGCCCTCCTTGGCTTGCTGCCCGCAAAATTTCAGGCGGCCTAATTCATAATCTAATTTTTTGTGGGCCAGCACCTGCTCAAGGAGTTTTTGCTGTGTATCGCCCAGAGCTTTGCAGCGTGCTGTCAGGCCACCGTCTAAGGGGATTGAAATAGTGGCACTAATTCCATAGTTCAATGCATGACTATCTTTTTGCCCAGTGGGAGTCTCTTGATAGAACATAATTTCGCCCGGCTTGTCAGGCACGTTGTCTTCATCAGCATCAAGCGGGTTGTAGAAGGGCGTGCGTTGGTATTGCGTGCGCGGCAGGGTGTAGCTATGCGATTTGGTGACAAAGGGGCTGATGCTGAGCTGCGGACCCATGCAGCTGTGTTGATTAGGGCCTAGGTGGTAAGTAGGAAAAGGCCCGCCCATCGTCTGCACAGCCATGTTTGTGACTGACCCGTTGCTGACGGAGCTAGGTGCTGCTGTGGCGTTGACCTGGCCCCAGGCGGGCATCGGCAAGAGCGCTAAGGCCCAAACACCGAGGTGGAGTCCGTGACGGTTTCGATCGAAGTTGTGCGCTGCACGGTGGTCACCGTCTGCAATCCTGGCCCGCTGTAGTGCTCTGTCAGCTGAAATGCTGCGCCTTGGGTTTGCTGCTGATAAATAGGCTTGCTGCTGAGCGGTAGCCCCTGCCATTGCGATTGCACGCCCTCCATCGTCACGCTCTGGGTTGTAGCCGCTTGCGGAATCAGTGCCCCGCTGCTGGTCACCCCAGACCCGCTCACGGAATAGGTGTAGCCAGTAGCGAAATCGACTGATTTGATGTTTTCGACGATTTGCGTGGTACTGCGCGTGTTGCTGGTCATAGTCCCAGTCCTGAACTGAGGTGTCACGGGCACCGCACTCGCAGAACCTGCAAAGAGCAGCACAAAAACTAGAACGCGCATCAGTCACCGATAGTCAGGGAGGTGATGGTTTGGCCGATGACCGATGTACCTGTACCGCCTGCAGTTACGGTAACTGCGTGACCGTTAGTCACGGTGCCTGCAAGTGATCCAGCAACACCCCCGCCTGTGGTTGTGGTCTGCCCCAGCAACGGCAAAGCAGTGACTGCGCCATTAGTCAAGCTTGTGCTGGTGGTGCTGGTGCTGTCGCCCTCTATGTAGCTCTGCGAAAAGCTGAAGGCGTTACCGCTAGTGGCTTGTGATGCCGTGATGTTGGTGATAGCAGGCACGCCGTTGGTGACATTGCCAAAGCCGCCTAGCACGTTTGCAGTGGTGCCATCGGTTGTACTCACCCCAGAACCACTGACTGAGTAGGTAGAGCCTAAGCGTGTTGTTTGCGCTGCTGCTGCGTCAACACTGAGCTGCACAGAAGACGAGATCTGATGCACAAGGTCTGCCTGTGCTGGGGCTGCAACGCCCAAGGCAAGCAGGAACAGTAAAGAGCGTTTCATGATCTATTTTCCGTTTGTTGGAATTTTAGGTGCGTCTTTTTTAGTTGCGTTACCAGATTTTCTTTCAATTCCAAAGCCGGCCATGGCGCCTGTAAGCAAAGATGCTACAAAAGTTGAATCCATCTTCATGCTTGGAAAGATGCCCAAGTAAGAGATAGTCAGCAGGGTCGCAGACCAACCGAGAACAATAAGCCGAACGCCATCAGCAAGCGTTGGTCCGTCCTTCTGCTGTTCATTGCTGTCGTCTGGTGTGTCTGCCATGATAAAAGCGAGCGGAGACGGCCATGATTGAAGTGTGGGCTGCAATTTGTGGCGCGTCAATAACCGCAGCAGCCTTGGGCTTCAGTGGCTTCACTCGCCAAAACCAGCAAGGCCGTGATTCGCTTGTAAGGCTTACAACAGCAGTTGATAATTTGACTTCACGGTTAGACCTTGTACATCAAGACATCCGTCAAACCAACCAAGAAGTGTTTGAACGTCTTAGGACGCTTGAGTCATCGGTCGCACGGTTGGAAGGGCCTAGCAAGCAGACCTAACATGCGAGCAAATACAGAAAGCTCATGATCTTGCTGCTCAAGCCAGTGATGCTGGCATTTGTCAAGTCTGACGCTGTAAAAAAGCTGATCATTGATTGCGTCAAGAAGCTGGTTGAGTCCACCGATAACGAGATCGATGACAAGTTGGTCAACCTTTTAGAAATTGCAATGTTTCCACGCAAAAAGGAAGAGTGAAACGCGCTGCGTTGTTTGTTATGGCACCGTTAGCGCTGCTCCCTTTCTTTCAGTTCTACAGGGGCACCCCGCATCAAATTGCTGCAATCCAGCAGCTTGAGGAGGCTATGCCGGCTGAGTTGCTAGCCCGTGACTCTGACTGGTTTGAAACTTGGAAAACCAGCGGCAAGTCGCAGTGGTTGCTTGTGCCGTATTTCAAGCAGCACGACAACGAGTCAGGGCAGGGTTATCGCGAATGCTTCTCAAGTGCAGCAGCAATGCTCGCGGCTGAGAAAGACGTTGTGCATTCTGACGACGAGTACAACCTGACTCGTGAGCGCTTTGGCGATACAACCTCAGTTAATGCTCAGATACTGGCGCTGCGCAGCTTGGGCTTGCGGGCCGTGTTTATGCAATATGGCAGCATGTCGCTGCTGTTCGATTTAATTGATCAGGGGCGGCCTGTAGCTGTTGGGATTCTCGCCAAAGGAGACTTGTCAAAAGGTGAGCGCCCGTATGGGCCAGGGCACTGGGTTGTAGTGACGGGCTACGACATGTACGGCCTAACAATTCATGACCCTGCCGGCATGCCTGATATGCACAAGGGCACGCATGAGAAAAAGCTGAGCGGTGCCTATGTAAGGGTTGATCGCAGCGACTTCGAGCGCAGGTGGATGATTGATGGCCCCAAAAGCGGCTGGATGATTGTGATTAACGATGACTAATGTTTGGGTAATCTGGCTTCAGGTCTGCGTTTATATCACGAAGTTTTGGTCTGTCGTGGTCGTAAACTGCGCTAACCCTGCAAACATACAAGTTTGCGTGCGTGTTGATCAGTGGCTAATCCCAACCATCAGCGATGTAATCCGTTTCGACAAAAAGCGGTGAGGTGTTGGTTAGTGGATCTGGCCGGCCGCGCAGAATAGCAACGGCACGCCTGTAGAAGAATGTGTCAGTTTTGCCAGCTTGTTCAAGCGAACGCTTTATGCGCACCCAGTTGTCAAGTGTTCTCATGTCAAGCATTGATTTATTGCTGACCAAATTGACGGTATCACGTTGCTACATATTCGCCATTAGCAAAACGGTATAATTTAATGCGTTTTACAAGGAGGTTACAAATGAAGACACTTACTAAAAGCAGCATGCGCCAAGTTTACGTTGAGGGACGCAGTGCAATTTTGTGCATTACTGGTGAGAAGATGGCGCTGTTCTATAGCAGAGAAGACGCCGCGGAATGGCTCCGCCAACAGGCAAGGGTCTTCGCATAACAAGTTTTGGCCTAACCAGAGCCAGATAGTGGCCTCACGATCAGCTGTGTAAAAATCTTGTTTGCGATACCACTCAATCCAATTCTCAGCTCCCTTATTTCCGTTGCAAAATAAGCAAGCAGGTATTAAGTTTTCTGTAACAGTGAGGCCGCCCTTATGTCTAGGGACTACATGGTCGAGCGATCGGGCGGGCTTGCCGCAATAAGCGCACTCGCCACCCCACATTTCGTAGATAGTAGACCTGAATCTTTTTTTGGACTCCCGGCGGCTGATGAGGTAAATGTCATCAATCCGAGAGTACATGCAGTGTTCCCTGACAAGGTTATTTTAGGCAAAATCAGGGATGCGAAAAGACTGCAGTCACAGATGGCAACGGGCAACTACCACCAGCAGACAGGTGTCAGCTTCACTTCTATCAATGGTGGATATTTTCGGGCTTGGTACAATCATGGTGGAATGATTCATTATCTTCCCGACTGCTATGACACAAGATCCGCAGCCGAATCAGCCGCAGAAAGATGCTTTGAGCAAGCTAAATGCGT